AGCAACACGTATGCTCATGCTGGACTATCACAATGACATTTACGTTTGGATTGTGGACGCGCTAATTGAGTACCGCACTGCAAACGGATTAGCAAGCAACGGTGAAGCAATTTTGAGATTGGTTGAGAAAGCAGTAGACAGGAAATGCCCACATGAACTTATCTGAGTTACCTGTACACAAGATTAAGCGCGTCATGTCGGCTGAGGACGCAAGCGCGCTGGTAGGCACTGTTGTGCCTGATTATGAACCAAACTGCACTGAGGCTGGGATTTGGATTGACGAGGACACTGAAGAAGTTATATTTGTTTATTTCCCAATGGAACAAGAAGTGGATTTGTTGCGCGCGTCAGTTTTGAACATAAACTACGGCACAACAATCCGACAATCAACTGGACTCAAAAACGCCTCACGCACCTTTGGCATGGCACCACGCAAGATATTCCAAAAGCGCGAGAGTTGCAGGGCCACTTCACTGGCACACGAGCAACCTAACGAGCATGCGGTGTTGATTGCGTTTGCCAAGAAGTTTGCCGACATGTACAAAGAGTTTGCACCGGATTTATACGAAGCAGACCGCAAGGCGCTATCGGATAACAACGTGGCTAACGAATGGAGAATGACTGACGACGCACTTTGGACAAGCGGGGTAGTCAATAAGGCTTCAACACTGCCATACCACAGAGACGGATTTAACTTTGCCACTTGGAGCGCAATGCCAGTAATCCGCAGAAAGATGAAAGGCGGATACTTGACGCTGCCTGAATACAATTTCACGTGTTCTTGTCGCGACGGCTGGGTGACTTTTTTTGCGGGATACAAATATGTGCATGGCGTGACACCTATGACACCGAGCGCCAGCGACTCATACCGTTACTCAATCGTTTATTACGCACTACGCGGCATGAAGGATTGTTTTACCTTTGCAGTGGAGACAGCCAAAGCACGCGAGAGCCGCACAAACCGAGAGGACAACATGGCAAAGGCGCTCAAGGGCGAGATAGACATGCCTCAAATTGGCGGCAAGCGTAAGTGAGTTTGTGGGCGGATTATGCGCAGTTTCACGAAGCGCAGACTCAATCACGCGACATGGATCCTGCCTATCCAGTATTGAAATGGTTTGCAGATCAGTTTGATAGAGACAGAGGATTGTGGCTGACGTTTCTGTTTGTTGGGTATTACCACATTGGCTCAGCGCTAGCAGCATTCAGCCTGCACCCAGAGCCAACAGTGCCGAGTCAAGACACGTTGAAGTTACCGATTGCTCAGCCACGTAGATCGCACAGAGCAACAATCAGGTTTGCGCAACACCTAGACTCATTATGTGCAAAAGCACATGAGCATGGCGGGTTGGGCGCTTGGTTAGATAGCGTTACTACGTCGCCAGATCCCATAGCAAACTGGCGCACACTCAACAACGAATTGACAACTGTTCACGGCAACGGGCGCTGGGCTGCGTACAAAACTGCCGAGATCCTAATGAAATCACACGGATTTAATCTTGCTGTGCCTGACATGGGTAATGCTAACTCCAGTGGACCACGCAAGGGACTGGGTTTGTTCTATCCTGGACTGCCAATGGGCAACTCACCCGCTGACGTAGCGCGATTAGATGAGTTGAGCGCGCAAGTGGTTGAGTATCTGCAAGGCAAGACAACAGACGCAAGCATTGAGACGGCTGAGACATCTTTGTGTGACTTTTATGCAATGACGAGAGGGCGCTACTACGTCGGCATTGACATTGACGAAATGCAAGAGCAGTTACTACGCATACCCTCAGACCTAACTCACCTTGCGTTCAAGGCGCGATACGAGACATTGCCGCATAAGTATCTGGGCGAACTCAACGGCTGGGTGGGGATCGACAAAAAGCGCAAAACAATTTACTGTCAAACGCGGCAAATTGAGTTGCGATGAGACTTATTGTTATTGGGGCGGGGATTGCGGGATCCAGTGCAACCCGCATTGCCCGCGATAAAGGGTGGGACGTGACGTTGATTGACCATGCGCCTGAGCAGTCTGCGTCAAGATCCGCGCTCGCAACAATACGCCCAACTTGGTTTGACAAGGCTGAGCGTGACGACTTAGAAAGATCTTGGGACTGGTATACAAAGTGGGGCGCAGCAGGCTCACGTGAGGCGTACGTGTCGAACTGGCGCAACCGAGAAGTCAAAGCGCAAAAGGATTGGTGGTTGGTAGATCCGATTGTGCCGCTAGTAACGCCTGACGTTACTGAGCGCGTTGTTGGAATTTATCCTTGGTTTGTTACAACAGCAACGCAAGAGATTGCCGCTGACGCTATCTTGAATTGCACAGGGGCTTACGGGGCAGACCTAGCGCATGACGTAAGCCTGTTTGCAGGGGTCACTTGGGTCTCAACTGACGCGCAATTAGATTATTCGCCGTACCGTGTTCATCATCTCAGACCGTACAAATCACTCTCAGCGGCACAAATCAACGGCGTCACGCGTGTTGGATCCTCAATTAGCGCAAGCGCTGATAAAGCAATACAAGAGGCTGAAGAATTGTTAGAGCAGGCTCACTTGTTGGGAATTGTGCAATCAGGCGCAACTTGGGAGATGTCATTAGGTTGGAGAGCAAAGGGCAAAGGTGGCATACCGATTTACCCTGAGTTGGGACAGCGCAACGCTTATTTCTCAGGATTAGCCAGGAGTGGCTACGGGCTATCGCCTGCAATTGCTGAAAAGTGGATTGACAGTTTATAGTTACTAGATTACAAAAAAAGGCAAAATGAATGGAGTTGAGATGAAGGTTGAAAAATACAAAGAAGCCAAAGTGTTAAACCGCTGGATTAACTTTGGCTACTCATTCAAACGTATTGGTTTGGGGTTCTCACTAGATAAGCACGCGCTAAACATTGATTTTATATTCTTTTGGTTTGGGGTTGAGTTGAATTGAAGATTATCTACGTTATAGGCGCGCCGGGATCGGGCAAAACAACTTTGACAGAAGCGTTTACACAAGATTGGAAGGACAGCGCAAAGCATGAAAAACCAATTAAATTCAGATCGCACCATACCCCGCATGGCGACGCACTCTCACTTGGCTGGCTTAGACCAGCGTTTGGCGGAACAGACACGCTTGGCAATACGGCGATACTTGCGATTGAACCGTGGCTACCCAATATCGCAAAAGATTATTCAATCATCTACGGAGAAGGCGACAGACTAGCCAACGCACGTTTCTTTGATTTGTGCAAGGGCATAGGAGAGTTCCACTTGTTTTACCTCAATACTGAGCCTGAGTTGTGCGCACAACGTAGGTACGAAAGATCGCTAAAAACAGGCAAAACACAAAACCCTATTTGGGTTAAAGGGCGAGAGACCAAGCACCGCAACCTTGCAGTGACGTACAAGGCGTTTGAGATCCCGTCAGGACTCACTCCGCAAGGTGGCGCAGATCTAATGCGTAATGTAATCTTTCCTAATGAATAGGAAACGTACGTGAGAAAGACACCGCCACCAGAGCAGATAGACAAAGAAAAGAAAGTGCTGGAGTTAAAGCGGTCAGGGGCTACTTGGGACGCAATTGCTGAAGTAACTGGGTACGCAAACGGCTCCGGCGCGTTCAAGGCATACCAAAGGGCAATGGTCAGGACACTGCAACAGCCCGCTGAGGAGTTACGAGACGCTGAGATAGATCGCTTAGACCGATTGCAAAGGGCGTATTGGTTTGAGGCAATAGGCGATAGAGATAACCCACCAGTACACAAGTCAGCAGAAATTGTTTTGAAGATTATTGACAGGCGCGCAAAGTTACTTGGGCTAGACGCACCAACCAAGATCCAAGCAGAGGTGGTTACGTATGACGCAAGCGGAATTGAAGCCGACATTGAGCGGATTGCCTTTAACCTCAGAGGAATGGATCAGGGCGTCACGCTGGCGCTGGAAGCAGGAGCAAGCCAGAACGGAACAGTTACCGCCTGAAGGTGATTGGAACATTTGGTTGTACATGGCGGGGCGCGGTGCAGGCAAAACAAGAACCGCAGCAGAATGG